GACTAGAAAATACTTTCCCTTTAATTTTTACGATAATGCAAAGATAGGTACTTTATCCGGAAAGGTCAATGAACATTGTACTAAAATCTATTAAATACGCACGCGCGAAACGCACGCACGCATTTAACATATTTTACTACAATAACCCTTGACGCAATCCGGCTAAAGTGCACAGTTAGGCATTGTCGGAAAAACAAAAGAAAAACTATTTTCTAGTCAAGACGTGGTATGGCTACACGGCTTATCGGCAACTTCGCCGTACAGTCGAACCAGATTTGACCGTATATCTTATCTGTAAGCTCTGTGCCGTCGTCCGCTTTCGTTACCGCAAACACGTCGGTCACTTGTTCGGGGTCAATAACCAAAAACGATTTAGCTAACTCCGGTTTCTGATTAAACACACGATTCATCAAGAAATTAGACAAATTAGACCGGAATAAACCGTGCGCCTGATCGTACTTCTGCACATACTCGTACCAAGGTCTATTATAACCGAATACATCATGAATAGTCTCCGGCAGTTCATTATACGCCTGAATCGGACAAACTTCCTTATACAAGATAGGTTGAAATCCTATATGATTAAACTCCGGTTGATAATGGTCTAACAAACCTCGATAAGTGAAGTGTTTAGGCAACAACTGTGTGTAAACTGGAAGCGGTGTAACAATCAAAATACCCATAACTATACTTTCCTCATCGCAAAAACATTCAAGAGCTCTTCCAGAATCACCACGAACACCTGCGATACCTGATTGAGAACCCAGAGCCTTAGCATAAGTCTGTGTGCCGTCTGCGTCTTGGTCTACTGTCTGGCTAATAGAATGCATCTCAATATCACGAGAGAAACCGCCGAAAAATTCGGGCATCAATAATTCATCATAACGAACCTTAACATTAAAACGACCCTCGATAATATCACGATAAGAATAACCTTTGCGCATATTAAGCTCTAAGAACTTTTGGTATGCGTTCACATTACGCAAATCATTAACTGAAATACCAGACGTTACAACATCTATCAAATTACGAGGCTGACGCATCTTAACTTCATTATCAAGTTCAACGTAAGATACACCTTTCAGACCCTCGTCGTCAGAATCAAATGAAACCTGATATTTCTTGCCGTCTTCATCAACAAGAGCAATACGAGATAATTCTCTAACAACAGGTTGACCAGAATCATCAACAGCATCAACAGTTTCGGTATAAGTAGTAATACCTACAAGCGGTGCAGTACCTTGCTGTGGAGATTGAACAGCAGTAGTAAGGAAGTCTTTTTCCCAGTTAGCGTAATGCAATCCATAAATATTCCGGTCTGCACCACCATCATAAGTAGGAATCCATTTATTATATTGAACTTGACCGTTAACATAATAGGGATTGTTACGATTATCACGAATATAAGCATTATAGATACCCTCATAAGCTCGACATGCATAAGCAGAGATTTTAATCTGGTTTTGACTATTTGCTGACAAATGATTATAATACGGAGAGGTTTTAAGCGTCAAATCAACAGGAGAACCGTTATTAAGCTTATAAGTAGCTACATACTGATTTGTATTTCCTGATAGAACATTAGCCATAGACCAAGTCCAACCGGAAGTTTGAACACCGGACTTAAATGAACCATCGGTTAATAATTCTCCAAGCGGAGTTAATTCAGAATCCCAAGCAGTCGTAGAGCCTGATATTCTACGACCAAATCTAGAAATGACATTCATGTATAAATCAAGAGAGAAACTCTCATTTTTAGAATCTATGAATGATTGAGGAAACGAGAATGACAAATGTAACGCACCATCCTTTTGAACACAACCAACATAAGACATCATATCAGTAATGGAAGCAGTAGATACGTAAACAGTAACATAATTACCAAACTTAGAGAAATCAGACTGTTTAACCTTACCTGGGTGAGTAGGAATCTGGATAGTAACAACAGAAGAACGTGTTACAGGACCATCAACAGTCGTAAAATCATAATGCAAATGTGGTATAAGTCTAATAACATCAGTTGAAGACGCAGAACCAGGAGAAGGAACAGTCATGGCAGCGCCGGAAGTCATTGCAACCTCTGTTGGTTGAGGAGACATGTGATAAAAATCGCTAAAATTAGACAAACTAGTAAGTGGTAAACCTGCCAAATAAGTAAATTCAGGAGAACCACCGAACTGATTACCTTTAACGGATGCAATAGTAAATGTAGGAGAACCCATATCAGTACCAGCACCATAATCACCAACTAGAGTAGTAGGAAGTCCTAGATAATCACCGAGTGAACCAGTTTTAGCCATAGCTTTAATATGGTCTTCAGTAAACATATCCAAATAAGGCTCTTCCAAATCTTCACGGAAGTTACCTACAAAATCTCGATAGCCATCCCAGAGGGCACGAAGGGGATACTTAAAAAACATCATACGAGCACGCAAACGGGTCTGAATAGGAAATACCATAGGCATAAATTGCAAACCGAATCGGGGATTAATTCTTACCGAACCATGAGCCGGAACAAGTTCACAAAATACCGGAGTAACACGACCAATTTGAGTAGTCAAATTATTAGCGTGAGACCAATCAAAATTGTTAACCTTAATCTCATTGTTAACATCTAAAGTAGCGTCAAAAGCACCATTAGCCATAATTAACGATATAAATTTACGTGAGTACTATCCACGCTAGAAGTCGAAGTCTGTTCGGTTTTCTGCGTAGCATTATTATTATTCTTAGCAACGCTAAGAGACAGAGTACAACTCTGTACAAACAAGGTAGTAATAATACCTATTACAAAGGTAGAAATAAGCTTAACTATTTCTATCCATTGATTGGGTGTTATCTTCATCATTTGGAAATAAATTAGGACATAACTCTTCATGTTTAGCCAAAAATATAAAATCCGGATTGGATTCCACAAGAGACGCACGAATCTTTTCAGATTGTGAGGGACGTTCAAACACACCTAGTTTTACATCTACAATAGGCTCTAGGGTTGCCCTACGCATAATGCGTAATGTAGTTAAAATTGCTCTTTTTTTCATTGTTCCACGTGAAACATTAAAGATTAGTAAATTGTTTATAAGCAGAGACACTCAAAACAAAATTTTGCTCTTTCATAACAATTACCTTTTTGATTACAGTACAAATTTAAATCTTTTCTCTTAATTCTGCAAGTTTTAGAGCATTTAATTTCCTGTATTTAACATCATTTATATTAATAGGTTGCATATTAGAAAAACGCACATCTAAAGCACGTTGTCTTTTTTGTAAAATTTCATCACGAATTTCAAACCAAGCCGTATCAATACTTTCAAGCATAAGAAAGCGACAAAGGGAAGCTATTTCACACTCATTAGCAACATATATATCATCGAGAGCCTGCCAAGGAATTTGAGTATAATAATCCATCTTTTTACCGATAGGATATTTGCAAATCTTAGGACTTAAAAACGAATACTTGCGAAGCACTTTCTTTTCAATATCAGAAAAGCGTAACTTATCAGTATAATTTCCGGCACAATGAATAGTATACCTATCAGATATACAATCGCACAATCTTTTAAAAGCGTCACGAACTTCTTTGGATAATACACTAGAATTAGCAGGATAATACAAACGCTTAAAATATTCCGGTAAAGTAACAGTAGTAGACATACCACTATAAGGGTCACAAACAGTTATATCTAGACATTGAGGATTAGCACGATAAAATGGCATCAAACAACGAGCATAGGCGGCACCTATTCCGCCATCTTTGCGAGATGAGAGAAAAAACACATTATTCATATTATCAGGAATGCGGGGTATTTTAGACATATACTTCATCACATAACCAATAGCACCTTTATCACAGGGAACAGCATAAGCAAATCCGAGGGGCTCACCATTATAAGACCAGGCTTTCTCAATCATCTTGACGACATTCCAAATATTAGCCAAAGCACCATCACGAGGAAAGTTCCAGAAAATAGCATGATAATGAGGTCTACCAGACTTAGAACCATATTCAGAACAGAAAAAATATCTTATCTGATGTTTATAACCTAGACGATCTAAACGAATGCGGAGACGTTTCATAAAGAGCTGTATTTCTTCCTTAAATACACCATGTTTAGGAAGATGTTTATTATTGTAAGTAAGGGTCACAAAAATAGGAATTGAAGTAGAAAATACATTCTCACATGTAGCACGGAAAGACCATTCTCGCTTTTTCTTATCACGGCAAAGAATACATTTACCACAGGGAACAGCCATAAACATAGGAGAAGTCTCGCCAGTTCTTAGATTAATGATTTGAAAATCATCAATACTATCAAGAGTAACGCCACATTTACGAGCGGAAAATAACCACTCTGGAAAACGATATTTCCACGTATGACACTGGGACGGAGTTAAATCATACAAACCATTAGGAGTACGATACGAACCAAAAACAGGTAACAAATCCTTTAAACGAGGATGGCGAATAAAAACAGGGTGTTCACAATACAAATTATACATACTAAATCGGTTTTAGGACAAACCTACTCACGGTAGGAGTACTTTAAAGCAAATCGCAACTGTATCGAAGATACTGATAATCAGACGTGTGTCAGTTGCTTATACACTATCAAGTTATAGAGCAACGATTTTCGAATAAATCGTAAAAAGGGGAGGGGAAAAAACACCCCCAAATTTCCCTTTGTCTTCTTCGGGGGGAAA